GCCATTATGCGGCGAAGCTGTTCCGCAGCCAGTGGATTCTCTGCGACCAGAGTCTGGATGTCTTCCTGTGTTATGCCTTCGTTCATCTAACTTGCTGCCGTGAATGTCTTGGGAGTCCAAGAGGCTGCGGCCTGGGCCTGACTATTAGCCTGAGCCAATATAACACTAGCCAATTTGTTAACTTCTAAGACTTGCCACTTGACATCGGTGTCAATCTCGTCATCATTCTCTGCCACGTTCGCACGAGATAGTACCCTAGTGGCCGAGTCCAGAACCACTGACTTGGTAACGCCGCCTGCCACCGCCACACTGATAGTTACGTCGCCTGTTGCCATATCTTATGCTCCTATCGCTTCCACTAGTGCCTTCATCTTGGTGTTCTCTTCCTCTAAGGCAGTAATTCTCTCACCTACTTGCATCAATGCGCCGTGATGCAGCATTTGTAGCTTAGTCTGGTTTACCATTGCCTTCGGCCTACCGTTCTCGATATGCCAAGAGTCCTTACCAATCACGCCAATCTCCTCCAGCATATGCCTACGTTTCGTACGTTCTGGTGAGCCGTCGAATTCCAGCATCTCGTTTTCTAAGTCATTTATAAGCGCGATGTCGTCATGGTCAGCGTAGGCTACCCATTCCACATCAGCATGTCCAGAACCCTCCATGTCAAAAATGAACTTAGTTACGCCATATGCAGTGAAGACCACTAAGTTAGAATCAGCGTCTGGAGCCGTGTCGCCAGAACCGCTGTTTTTCCGTGAATCCACCATGAAAAATCCGGTGGCAGTGGCGTCTCTGTCGCTATCGACGGAAGGCGCGTGAGCACGCAGCAACCACCCAACTGTGCCGGTGTCTGTTATTGCCCGTGACATAACCCCGCCATTTGCATCGTACTTGGATATCGAGAAATATGTGTCAGTCTCGGCTCTCGTTGTCATGCCATGTGCTACATCCGACGACTTGAGCGCGAACGCCTCATTGTCTGCCGCCCCTTGGTTAATGGTGAGGCCGGTAGTCATCCCGCCGTTAGAATCATCTCCAAGGAATAGGGCACTACTACTATTAAGCCTCATCCTTACGCCAACAGCGGTAGCGAAGTCTATTACGTCAGTGTCGAGATGATAGTTAAACCAGCCCGCGTAGTCACTACTAGGACGACCGAAATAAAGACCCACCGTCTCGTCGTTGGCGGTTCCCAGAACCTGGATTTTAGCGTTGGCTCCTTTTACGGTTAAAGGATACGCGGGAGTATCCGTGCCGACGCCAACCTTGTCGTTATCTCCCTCAACTACCAATGCAGAGTTATTGCCTACTATGAAGTCGTCACCAGCGTCCGTGCCAAGTGTGACCGAAACCGTCGTACCCGCATCGGATGATATTGTGTCTAGTGCAATGTTGCCGACGTTGGTGATGTTGCCATCGGAAAAGCTAGTAGAGGCCATACCGTGACCGAGGTGCAGAATAGCCTCACTGCCATCTGCGAACAGGAACTCCTTGGAGTTCCCGCCGTCGTTGACCAGCATCTGAATATCGCCGTCATCGGTGATGTTGGAGATTATGAGCGAGTTAGCTGCGGTCGCCTGGTGGTCGCTGGTGCCCACAATGACTCCAGTTAACTCTTCATCTGCCGATAGCGTGGTGCTCCGAAGGTAGAATACTGCGTCGCTGTCGGTACCAAAGGCGTACCCTACGTTGTCATCAGGAGATAGGACGTTTATATCTAGCTGGCCGCCCGAGCCCACTGCCCGCACGAGATACTGAGGAGTAGTAGTCATTATTTAACCCCCGGAAAATAGATGCGGTTGTTGCTGGAAAGACGCCTCTTGATACCGTGAGTCCGTATCTCGTTGAGTACCTTGCCGATCTCTTTCTTCTGCTGGGCTGTCGGGGCCGGGAGATGCTCCTCTTGGTTGAGGGAATCTATCCAGGTCTCGACCTCCTTGCCAGCCAAATCCTCTATCTCGGAATGGGTAGCATCAGCATCGGCGGTTATCCAGACTTCCTTCTGCTTGCCCTTGTACTTGAACGTGAACTTGTAGATGTTAGCCTGCGGTCGATTGCCAAGCTCACCCCGCATCTCAGGGGGAGATACCGTGGCAGTGGCGTCGTGACTTACACCTTCGGGAGTCCAAAGATTTCCGCTAACCACCTGTCACCTCTAAGTCACATCCCACCGGGGCAACCCTGTTACGGATCGGCCCCAGTGGGATCTGGAGTTTAGTCGTTATGCTCTAGTACAGGTTCATCAACATGACGGTGTGATACTCATCGTTCACACCTGCTTTACCATGTGTCCTAGCAAGAGCAGGAGTCGTGTCTGCCCCAACGGCAAGTAACGAACCTGCGTGGTTAGAGCTAGCACCAACGAGTGTGCCAACGGCAGGCGTTCCGTCTATGGCAGCTACGCCCATGCCTGCAACCTGAACCCACCCAAAGTAGTTCGCAGCAATCTGACAAGCTGCCAGGCCTACAAAACGCCCCGCTACGGCAGCAGGAGCTACTACAATATCCTTGTAAGGGCTCTTAATTAGGCCCGCTGTCTCTGTACCGTTAGTAACCGCAATAACTGTCTTATCGGGCTCATCAAGAGTCAGAGCCAACGTAGCAGAACCGTCCGCCTGGGGGTGACTCTTAATCTTGTAAAATACCCTTGACCCCGCTGTTGAAAGCGTCGGTAGGTTGAAGAACAGATACCCCTCTGCATAGAGATTCTTTGCAGCAGCGGTTGCACCAAGCGTGACGGTGACTGAACTGGCACCAGCAGCCGTTGTCGCTACCGCTAGATCTTCATCATGATTACCAGCAGGAGCCTCGCTTGCTACAATCATTCCTTCTTCAATGGCAGTACCGCCATTTTCTACATATCTGTACTTTCTGCCATCTGCAAACACCATCTCAGCCCCAAGGACTTGCCTCTGTGCGGATGTAGTCTGTTTTTCCCATCCATAACTACCGCTTACCGTCGTTGGAAAAGCCATTTCATAACCTCCTTCAAGGTCGTACTTACAGGTTTCTTATACACCCTGCGATCAACCGATATTGTAATCCAGAGCAGCCTCGGTCAATCGTTACAGCTACTCAGCAGGCCGATATTTTGCGGGGGCCTCGGCCAGGAAGTTCGGCCCCACTATCCTACCACTACCTCTTGGTGCATGTGTCTCCGATGTGCATTTATTGAATGCGACGCATTCTTCCCTTTTGGCGGGACAAAATCACAATCGGGACACTTCGTCATCTTCCGTCTCTGCTTCGTCCCCGCCTTGGGTGCCGTGAATGCACCAATCTCAGGGACCGTTGCCGGGAGAACCTGCTGCCTCTCTTCGGGCAACTCGGCCTCCGTATTGATCACAAACTGTGACCAGTCACGTTCCCTACAAGACTTGCACCCACAGTCCTTGGTAGGCGGCCACGGTAGGACCGCGTTCCTTGCCAGCTTTACCGTGGTGTAGGGATCACCTGGTTGGTTGGGCACGTATTTCCCTGCCGGGGCAACCTCTGTCCCATCTACGTTAAGATGGGGCCGGTGTCGCCAGCAGTTGGCCCGTGGTTGCCATCCATCCAGGTAATCCCCCTTGAATCCAAGTTTCGACAGTTCCTGACGTATCTCACGCCGCTCCTCAAGGTTCATGCCTACTCCTCCCCTATGCGCTGTGAGTCGGTACCGCTGCGTCATAAAGCAACGCTGCGCCCTTACTACCGTCCAACTCGAACACGCCGTAGTCGGCAGTCATGACAAGCTCGGTGCCGCGTAGGGATGCGTCTCGTTCCCGTTCGGTCCTCACCTTGAGAGAGGTCAGGGTCGCCATCGCACCCTTGTCGGCTATCGCGCCGTAGGCGTCATCAGCACTATCCACGCTGATGTTCCCGTCCTCAAACAGGGGCACACCGTTCAGGGGCCGCAAGCCGACGTAGAATTCCTTCAAAAGATCTTCGGACCAACCGTGCGGAACCGGGTAGGTGGCAGAGGGTGTTACTGCACCGGCCTTGACGAACGTAGCGACCGCGTTCGGGTGGTGAATCATGTAAAGCTGACTACCAAACTTGTTGGCCTTGGCGTAAGCAATGCAACCAGTCGCATTGATAACGGTGAAAAGCTTGGTAGCAGCACCCAGTGTTGCGTCCAGGTTCTGGTACAGTGCCGTTACGTCGTTGTCCTTCTTCCTTGCCATGCCGTCACCAAGCTGACGCCCCACCATGTTGAACACGTTGGGAACGCTCTGGCGAACGAGCTTGTCGGTGAGGACAACCTTGGCACCAACCTCCGAAGCGGTCAGGTCCACCGTCGTCATCCCGATATCTTCGTTGTCTATGATGTCCTGGCCGTCAGTCAGATCCGAAACCGACATCTGTCCAACCTTCGGTACCGTGACCTGCTTGTTACCCTTGCCGAGGGTGAACTGTTCGGTGAGGGCCATTGCTGGAGCATTGTGCTCCTCTGTATAGCGCACCGCTGAAACAACGATTCTCTGTGCATTCTCAAGCGAACCCGTAGTAGCTGCCTGGACCATGTTTTACCTCTTTCTCGGGGCCTCAGAACCCCATTGACCTTTGAACTGCTTTGATATGAGCTTCCGTTCTCGCCCCGTTGTTGTACTCGTCTAGCAACCTATCCTCGCTGCGTGTCGGTGAGGCGGTAGAGACACCGTTATCCATCACCTGTGCAGTAACCGAAGCCTTCTGTGCCGCTGCTAGCTGCTGCTTGGTTTGCTGAACCATCTGGAACTGCCTTGCAGCCGCCTCCATCGACCCTGGCGTGTTGTAGACCAACAGATCCTGTATAGGTACCCCAAACTGCTGGTTGAACAGTATCGCAGCCTGGTACTTAGCCTCTTGTTCCTGGAGAGCCTCTTGTGCTCTGTGATTGGTCTGATAGACTGTCTGGTCGTTCTGCCTCTGTTGCTCCGCTGCCCTGGCAGCATCCTCTTCGGTGTACCCCTGAGATGTTAGATCGCGTCGGACCTGTTCGGCACGACGGTCTATCTCCTGAACAACCTGCTTACTGCGCTCTGTCTCCAACTCCATCCGAAGCCGTTGCACTTCAGCCGCTTCAGCCTGTGGCATTGTCGGGGCAACCGGCACTTCGGGTGAAGCTGGAGCAGCGGTCCCAGAAGGAGGAGCATCCTCTGTCGCCGCTGGAACGGCCTCGTTAACAGTGGGCGGAGTGATATCCCCTGTTAATGGCGGCGATCCCGGTGCCCCATCTTGGGAAGCGGGCACCGTGTCATCGGTGAGGTCCGCATCCTCTAGCCTGTTAAGATGCTCTATCTCGGCACGTATGGATACTGAGGCTGCCTCGTCGGGGTCTGCCTCTGGTGCTACTGCTGCCTGTTCGTCTTGGTTCTGTGTAACCATGATGTTTGCTCCTCTTTTTCGACAATAAAAAAAGCCGCCCTGATTACAAGGCGACTTCGCGCACTATGCCTATTCAACCCTACAGGGCTCTAGCCCGTCTATCTAATAGGTACCATACCTATACTCATTGCGTCAAGAGATTGATAAGGGCTATGTCGTAGCTAGTTATATCCTCGTGACTCTCCCTAACGAACTTGACGCTACTACCGCAACCACGGCATTTCCACACTATGGTGCCCCATAGCCCCTCACCGTGCTTCTTGCCGCAACGAGGGCATCGTACCGCTTTGAGCTTCACCTCTGTCATGGGAGGATTTTCTCTAAGTCTGCTAGTGCCTTCTGGGCTAGTAGAGTCAGTTGCTTGTTGGAAGCATCGATGTTGCTACGCTTCTCGGCACCCGACATTGTTCGAGAGTTGTATACCCCTCTCTGGTATTTGCGAATATCAGACATAGCTCCTGCGACTCTGCGTAGAGCCCTGGCTGTGGCAGAATAGTGAACTCCGCCATACTTATAGTCAAATCCGAGTCCTGCACTTGGGTGAGAGTCCTTGTATTTCACGACTGCATCCTGCCGCCCCAAGGCAATCAACTCTTTGTACATCTTCTCCTGCCCCTCAAAGTCCTTTAGTGCGTCATAGAATTTGTCTACGGACACACCGCTCGAACCATAGGGATCTCGTACCACGAACGAACGAAGAACCGGTATGTCAGCCAGTGTCGGGTCTGGGTCAGATATCCTGTCAGCAATGCCGGTGGCCCTCAAGGCTGGATCCAAAATGTCTGTCGCGTACCTACCGAGGCCACCCGTATATGCGGAAAACACATTGTCAATCTGGGCGGGTGATAGATTTACCCACTTGCCCAGTGCCTTAGCGGCCTCTGTCGTTCGACCACTGTACTGCATCTCCTTGGGAGCATCCTCTCGGTCTCTAGGTACTATTGGCCTATCCAAGAAGAAGTTGTGATTAGTCGCATTCTCCACGAAAGGCAACACGGCTTGTGGTGCCCAACCAGGCACCCCCTCGCCTACTACGCTCTTGAGTGTTTCGGTGAGCATCTCAGGATCTCTTTCGTCCAAGAACTCAAGGAACCTCTCAGGTACAGACCCGAATACCTGCCCCACCAAGAACGGTTTCGGGAACCTTAGCATCGCGTTTGGAGTAGGTATTATCCAGAAAGTATCTTTCTGCCACTGTGGAATCTCTTTATATCTAGGGTCGTTGCGGTTGATGCTGTATAGCAGAATGGAAGGTAAAGTTATTCCAAGGAATGCTTTTGCCGAGGACTGTATTGGCCTCTCTGTGAACGCCGTCTTTGCACGAGTCCAACCACCCACATTGGCCCCGAAAAAAGGAATTATTTGGTTGACTGCCCTGGTAACTACCCCCATCTTGGAAAAGTCCTGGCTGACTTCTCGTGCTGAGAACCCAGCAGCCATGGGGCTTTCGCCAGCCGCCAATCCTCGGCTGAACTCTCCTAGCCGTGTACCTTTTTCACCGACTTCGCTCAGTGTCCTCAATAGGTCAACAGGGTTTTTTATGTAGTCCGTAAACCCTTTTTCTTCGGCAATCTCTTTGACGGTTCTCCCAGTCATGGCTCGATCTACCGATACCAGGTTGCTGTGTTCCGCACCGGACATACGGTACAGATGATAGTCATCGGACTTGTTCAGCATCTGGCCCATGCCCTTCATCCAGTCAATGCCAGGCAAGAAGCCGAACTTAGAGTATACGAATGCTGTTAACTGATCGCGAACGGGATTCTTGACCATGAAGTCTGGTGACAAAATCGCCCCTGCCCTTAACCACCTGGCAGGGGCTCCGAAGAACTTGCCAAACAAACCGAGGTCTACCTGGTCTATGTTAGTCAGGGACTTATATAGGTCTGGATCTACGTCAAAAAACCTCTTCTGCCCGTTAATCATAACGGTTACTTCATTAGCGCCCTTGGCGTAGGTTGCCGGTCGGAATATGTCAACCAGCATATTCGCATCAGCTTCACTCAATCCCGAAATGTCTATCCCTAGCTCCTTCGCATTGACCTTTGCCACCTTGGATACAGGAGCCTTCTTAGC